GCGTCCCGCTGATCGAGACGGCATCCATGTCGATCAGGTTGCCCAGATTGCGGTTGTTGCCCTCGTCGCTCTCGCCCACGTCGTCGTCGGCATCCACGATCATGCCGATGTAGTACGTGCCGTCGCCCAGAGTGTATGCGGCGCTGCCCTTGGCAGGCAGCGTGAAGGAGCCGATCACGTCCGGTGTGGTGCCGTTGTCCATTCCGCCCAGCACCATGTAGCTGCCCAAGTACGTATCCGATGTGCTGATCGTCGCGTTGTCGCTCAGATAGAAATCAAGCCAGAAGGAGTCGGTGGTTGCCCCGCCGGTGTTGGCCACGGCGAACGTCACCTCGAAATCCTGGCCAGCCGTGAGCGGCTCTGCCGAGTTGAGGTAATCGCCTTTCAGGTCGGGCGGAATGGTGCTGACGGTCCTGCTCTCGGAGTCGACGTTGTTCGTTTCGCTCTGCTCCGTGATGTTGCCGGCGGCGTCAGCGACCAGGCCGAAGTACACCGTCCCGTTGGCCGGGAAGCCGCTGGGCGGCGTGCTCGGCAAGGTCTCCAAGATCGACATGCCCCACACGCCGCTGCCGGCAGGGATCGTCCACTCGTCGAGCTTGTAGTCCGACGCGTTGACCGTCGAGTCAGACGACATCACGAGGTAGACCTTCCAGTCCCGGCTCGTCGCCACGCCCGTGGCGTTATCCGTGCCCACCTCGAAGCCGACCTGATCGCCCCAGTGCCAGTCGGTTCCGAACGTCGTCAGCGAGGCCGTCAAGTCCGGGTATTGCGTCCCGCTGATCGAGACGGCATCCATGTCGATCAGGTTGCCCAGATTGCGGTTGTTGCCCTCGTCGCTCTCGCCCACGTCGTCGTCGGCATCCACGATCATGCCGATGTAGTACGTGCCGTCGCCATGGCTGTAGGCCGAATTGCCTCGCGATGGGAGCGTCAGCGAGACGTCGTAGGGGATGGTGCATATCCATCCGCTGATTCCGTCGAAGCGGTAGTAGCCCAGGTAGGTGTCCGATGTGCTGATTGTGCTGTTGTCGCTCAGGTAGAAGTCGACGTAGAAGGTCTCGTTGGTCGGACCGCCGCTGTTGTCCAGGCTGAAGCTGACATTGAACGACTGGCCAGCGGATAGCGGCTCGTCGGAATTGAAGGTGCTTCCCTTGAGCTCCGGCTTGGCGACCACCTGGAACTGATCGGTGATCCAGGCATTCCCGAAGTCCTCGTCGCTGCGCCCTGGGGCGCTCGTGTCGCAGACCACGTCCCAGTCGTCACCTCGCCTGATGGATGCAGCAAGGTCGTGCCAGCCCAGACTGGCTCCGGCAGGGATGGTCCAATCGAAGCTGTAGTAGTCGGTTTCGCCGTTGTTCAACGGGGAGTCCGCGCTATTGTCCTCGCCCCGGGGATGACTGTCGTAAACAATCGTCGAGTTGTCCGGTCCTCGGAGGTTCAGGACGGCGCTCACGGGGACAGAGTTCCCGGTGTTGTTCGCCTTCAGCGTGACGCGCACCGTCTCGCCGGGGTAGAAGGTAGACTTCGTGGTGCCAGGACTGGAGGTGTTGCGGGTCCCGGAGGTGTCGGAGATGCGGTAGAGGGTCAGCTCGACATTGCCGCGTTCGACCGGGGCGGTGTAGTCGACTACGAGCTTGGGCCTGTTGCTGGATGCTTCACGCGAATAGACCTCAAGGCGATTGTCGCCCTGGTAACTGCCCTCTGTGGCGCTCTTCAGTACGACGCCGTAGTTCGTGTAGACGCCATACTGCCAATTCTGCACGAGGCCGGTGACGTCCCATGTGAACCATCCGGTAGAGCTCCCGCCAAGATCGACGCCATCGTAGTACCCCGCGTAGGAGGGCGTGCCCCAGGTAATGGATGATTCCGACCATGACGAATCGGCCCTGTACGCTCTCACCAGCCGGGTCGCGTAGGAACCCCCGTAGGCGTAGTAGTAGCACGAAAGATCGGCCGAATTGATGGTCGATCCTGCGGGGATCGAGGACAGGTCGAACTTCAGCGCAGCGCGATAGTCCTGGTTGGCGTCCGTGTACCCGACCCGCAGGTACTGCGCCGTGCCGTTGCCGGCACCAGGCGACTCGTACATGTAGCCGTCAGCAGTCGGGTAGAGGGTGACCGTGCTCAGAAGCAGCCGGGCCTCCAGGGCTTCCAGTCCACACGGCGGATGAACGGGATATCTCGATGCTCGCCCACTTCGCCGTGAGAGCCGCCTGCCCAACCCCTTCACCTCGCCAAGAACCGACATGATCGTCATAGGATGACCTCCGCACCTTGAGGCGAAAATGGTGTTCTTCGCCAGTCAACCCCCGCTGCGGAAGCCATCGCGTGTCATGGCACAAATCGATCACGCCTCCCCGGCAACGGGGCCACGACGGCTGAGTAGACTACACGAGATGGCCTGCGGCGTCCAGAACGATTTCATGGCCGGAATCGCTGCGATGTGGTAGAGTCGCGAGGTCGAGAGGACCTCCCTGCCGAACGACGGCGGCCGGAGGCCATCGCATAGCGCCGCTAAACGCTCTACCCGCCGTGCGGAGCACTTGTCGAAGTTTCTGTTTGGAGATCGATTATGGCCACGGCAAAGCCAACGCCTGCGCAACAATGCTGCGAGCACCTGGACCGCTTCTTCGCCACCTACCACGACCCCACGATGCAGAAGTCAGCGATGAAGGCATTGCGGTTTCTGGCGGCGTGTGACGGTTCGTTGAGCGGTAAGCCGGAGGGGTGGGCGGCAGGGATCGTGTACTTCATCGCGAACCGTGGGGGACGACCGTGCGGCGTGCCGGGTCTCCTGAACGCCGACTTCGCCCTGTTTTTCCGCGTCTCGATGAGCGTCATCCGCAGGCGGGCCGCGCAGGTCGAGCGGGCGCTGGAGATCTGAACCTACTGCGGCTGGCGGGCCTTCGCCGCCAGCGTGTCCCAGGCGGGCATCGCGCCATCCGCCTGGTAGCCCTTGCGGGCCCCCCGGATGGCGGCGTGGAGTTCGGGCCACTGCTGGGCCTCGTCCTCGGCCTCGAAGAGATGGCCGATGGCGCGGAGGCGGCGGGAGAGGTTGGGCGGCTCGACGCGGCGGGCATCGGGCAGGTCGTTCAGTTCGGCCAGCAGAACGTAGGCGGCCCCGATGTGCTTCTCGACGCACTCGATGCAGCTTGGCCGGGCAGGTGTGTAGCCGTCGCGCGGCACCACCAGCGGCGGGCAGTTCGTGCAGGTCTTCAGCTTGGGCGTCAGCGTCTCGGCCATGGCGGCATCCTTTCCGGAGCATTACGGGGCATCGGCGAAGCTCAGGTCGAAGCGATACCACGCCCCGAAGTGGTACAGCGGGTCGTTCGTCGTGGCGTCGATGAACAACGTGTGCGTGCCCGGCTGGAGCGTGACCTGCTGCGGGGGTGCCGGGTCAGAGACCACCAGGGCCATGCCGCCATCGCAGCCCAGCCCACCGCCGGGGGCGTGGGCCGAGCCGACGAGGTTGCCGTCCACGTACAGGCTCATCAGCTCGTACCACGGGTCCTGCGTCTCGCCCTCGCCCGACCATGTGACGGTCATGACCATCGCCCGGGGCACGACGATCTCGCACGTGGCCGTCGCCGACTGGGTGTATGGGTTGTGGCTGCGGCAGTTTTCGTCGTCCTCCCAGTCCAGCCGCAGCGACAGGCCGTTGTTCAGGATCGTCCACGGGCTGGCGGGCACGTCGCCGGGGTTGGCGTAAGCGCGGTACGCCCCGTCCTGGCCGCCGTCGATGAAGCCCACGTCGGTGAACGTCCAAGTCTGCGAGAACGTCACGCAGCAGCATTCCTCGAAGGCCTCCTGGTCGATCAGCACCGGGTAGCCCGACTGCACAGGGAACCAGCCGGCCGTCCTGTTCCAGTAGTACGGGCCGGCCATGGTCAGCTCCCACTCTCAGGGCACTCGAACTCCTGGACCTGCTGCCAGTACGGAGCGCCACCGCTGCTCATCAGCACGAAGTCCCCGCCGCTGGGCGCGGCCAGCGTGACCCACTTGGTGCCGTTCCAGTACAGCATGTCGCCGGTGTTCTCGCCCTGGGGCACGGCGACCCACTTGAGGTAGATCGGGTCCAGCGGGACGGGGTCGGGCTGGCGGCCGATCAGATCGCAGTGGCCCTTGCGATCTTCCTTGTGCCGCCAGGTCTCCACCTGAATCCACGCCCATCCGTCCATCGGCTCGGAGATGTCTATGCTGACCCCGCCGCCGTGGTCCTCCCACGACAGCAGCGAATCGACGGTGTGCTCGGTCAGGTCGTTGTCCCAGTCCTTGTGCTCGATCAGGAGCTTGTTGTCGGCCGCGCCCCCGGGCGTGACGGTCTTGGTCAGCCAGAACGGGGCCTCGTTGCCCGGATCGACGATCAGCTCGTCGTTGAGGAATCCCGGCGTGGTGTCGTCGGCGTCGGTCTTCACCTTGCACGGCAGCTTGATGTACTTCTTGACCGGCTGCTCGTCGGCCAATTGCGGGGTCAGCAGGCTGTGGTGCTTGGCGTCGTAGCGGTCGCGGAACTCTTGGTACTCGATGTACGGCTCGTTCTGCGGCTGCTCGGCCACGATCTCCGCGCCGTTGGCGGCGGCCAGGTTGCCGGGCACGGGGTCGGAGAGTTGGAGGTTGGGTTCGTCCCAGTTGTTGTGCTCGATCAGGAGCTTGTTGTCGGCAGCACCGCCCGGCGTGACGGTCTTGGTGATCCAGTTGTGCCCGCCCGCGGGCGGCAGGACGATGATCTCGTCGTTCAGGAAGCCCGGCACAGTGTCGTTGCCGTCGGTGAAGACCTTGCCCAGCCCGTTGATGACCAGCTTCCGCGCGCCGACCTTCAGCTTGACCTTGCTGTGCTTCTTGGCGTCGTACTCGTCCTCGTACTCGCTGAAGGTGAACCAGGCTGTGCCGGGGCCGGGATCGACGCCGGCCTCCACCACGGCAACGTTGGCTCCAGCTGCCCCGAACGAAAACAGGCTGCCGATCTTGTTGGTGTTCAGCGCGTCCCAGTCGCCGTGGTAGAGCCGCAGCTTGTGGTCGTTGGCCTCCGGGCCGGCGGGCTCGTCGTTGACCCGCTTGCGGACCCAGGTGTGCGGCTGGCCGGGGTTCTCGCCGACCTGAATCTCGTCGTCGAGGTAGCCGGGCGTGTCGTCCGTCGCGTCGGTGAACACCTTGCCGCTGCTGAGCTTGTCGGGGTCCAGGACGAACCACGGTGCCCAGCCTTTGCCCGGGGCGGTGTCCTCCATGAACATCTTGCCGATGACGTGGAAGTGCTTCTCGTTGCCCGGATCGCCCGTGGCGTCCACGGACAGCGGCGGCTGCTCGGTGTCGGGGTAGAGGGAATAGCCGTCAGGCGGCAGCCACTCGCGGTAGCTCTTGAACGCCTCGGTGCGGCTGAAGATGCACCCGCCATGGCCGCTGGGCGCGGGCTGGGGGAACTTGACGTACACGAACACGCTGCCGGGCTGGAAGTCGGTGTAGAGCGCCCGCTTGAGGGCATTGCGCCAGACCTTAATCGTCTGCTCCTGGCCTTGGGCGTCCAGGATCGGGTTGCCGGCGGCGTCGGTGACGGTCAGGTCGATGTCGGCGTCGTGCGGCACGTCCACTTCGCCGGCGACGGGCACTCCGAAGCCGATCACCTCGGGCTGCTCGTACTGGAACAGCCACGCCGGCAGCGGGTCCGCCGCTTCCGGGTCGTAGGCGGGATTTGGGAAGACCTGCACGACCGTCTCGGCCGGAATGTTCTCGACGCCGTTGACCTCGTAGATCACGCCGTCGCCGGGACCGGCCAGACCGTCGGCCTTGGCGGTCCAGGTGAGCCCGCCTTCGCCGTCATCGGTCAGCTCGACCTCCTGCCAGGACGAGTACTCTCCGGCACTGGCCTCGGTGGAGGTGATCTGCACCCACACGCCGACCGGGGCGGCGTTGCCCAGACGCACAATGGCCCACACGTCGCCGGTCTGCTCCTGGTGCCACAGCACCGCCGCCGAGCCTGCCGGTGCTGGTTGAAGCGCCGTCGCGTCGGCGTCGATGATCTCGGCGGCCTCGACCTTTTGCGCCGAATCCTCCAGCCGCAGGCGCACGGCCGTCACGCCCGCCAGGTACGCACGACCGATCGCGCCAGTGGCCAGCGGCTCGGCCAGGATGACGAACCTGCCCTTGTGCAGCGTCTCGTCGGGCACATCGCCCCGGAAGGCGACGGCGTTCCTGAACTGCTGCTCTGCCGTGTCACCGGCGTCGGGCAGGATGACTGGATCGCCCAGCCCCAACACGTCGAAGCGCTCGCGGGCCGCCCCAGACTCGTTCTTGACCAGGACGATGCCGGCGGAGCGATAGCCCGGCGTGGCGGTCTGGCCGACGTGGCGCGTCCGCTGCTGAAAGTCCTTGGCCGCGTCGATGAAGGCGTTGTAGGCTTGGGCAGGGACCACCAGCGGATCGCCCGACTGGACCTTCTTCATGTGGTCGCTCATGATCCAATCCCCAGGCCCGCGAAGCTGCCGTCCTCGTAGACCTTCTCGACGTAGGCCGCCACGGGCTGCTTGACGAGCGTGTTACTGGGGGCGTCCTCGGCGTCGGCGTAGCGGACCCACAGGTACTCCCAGCCCTTCTTGGCGATGCCCGTGATCGGGCCGACCGTGATGCCCGTGCGGTTGGGGCTGCCGGCGAATTTGAAGGTGATCTCCCAGTCCTCGCCCGCCCCACGCTGGCTGCCGGAGGCCCCGAGGAACAGGCACTCCCCGGCCGCCAGCCCGCGGAAGCTGGCGTTGTTGACCTTGCCCGTGAGGTTGAACAGCGTGCCCTTGTAGGCGTTGGTCACCTGGGCGGCCGGCAGGTAATGGGTCTCGGAGAAGCTATAGACCGGCACGGTGATGTCCACGCCCTCGACGTTGTCGTGGGTCACGCCGATCGCGCCCTTGAAGTCCGGGGCCGTGCCGCTGGCGGCGTGGCGACTGATCGTCTGGATGGCCTGCGTGATGTGCTGCGTGCCGCCGCCGGTGTCGAAGGAGAACTGCGCCGGGTCGCCCGTCTCCGGCTCTTCCTTCACGCCATACTGGACGGTGACCTCCCAGATGCACGCGCCGAGGTTGGCGGTGTCAACGTGGACCGGATCGAGCGAGATGTTCTTGCGGACCAGGTCGCCGTAGGCCGAGGGCGTGGAACTGCCGGCCAGGATGCGGGCAGAACCCTCGTCGGCCACGCCGCGCAGGGCGTAGATGAACTCCGCCGACTCGGCGTTGCCCGCCGCATTGGTGGTGATCTTGCGGCTCTCGTATTTCTCGGTGAACGACGTGGGCATCCGTGCCCCTCCGATCAGGCGAACGTCAGGCCGCCGGTGGTCGCGGCCTGGACGAGCTTCTTGGTGTTCTTGGCGGTCTCCTCGGACGCCTTGGCCGTGCGGTCAGCGGCGTCCCCGGCGGCAAGCCCTCGCACGGCGGCGGCATTGAACGTGCCCTTGACGCCGATCTTTGCCGCCTCGGCCCCGACCATGTCGCCGATGTCGCCCAGGCCGGCCAGAGCGTCGCGGGCCTTGTTGATGATGTCGTCGGGGCCTTGCAGGCCCTCCGGCCCCGGCTCGGCTTCCTTGGCCTCGCGCTTCTTCTTGGCCGACTCGATGGCGTCGCGCCACTCCTTGCGCGCCTTGGCGAGGTCCTGCTCGTTTTCGGCCATGCGGTTGGCATACTCGGTGTCGAGCTCGCGGTGCTTCTCCAGGTTCTGCCGGCCGATCTCCCCGAGAGTGGCCTCGTGGACGGCGGCGGCACGCTGCCGCTCGGCCTGGCGCTGCGACTCGCGCTCGGCGAGCTTGCGGTTCTGCTCGTCGGTGATCTTGGCGATGGCGGCCTGCTTCTCCTGCTCGACCAGCTTGTTCTCAGCCTCCAGGTCGACCGAGTCGTCGAAGAGGCTCTTGATCCAGTTCCAGGCCTTCTTCGCCCCGGCCTTGATGGACTCCCACGTGCGGGCGAAGAAGCTGGTGAAGTCCGTCCAGAGCTTGGAGAAGAACGCGGTGGTCTCGATCCAGCCGACCTCCAGGGCGTGCCAGACGATCTCCGCGACGGCCAGCAGACCATGCCAAGCGTCGTAGCCGATCTTGATGAAGAAGTTGCGGAAGTTCAGCCACGCCTTTTCCAGGAAGTTCACGCCGCGCGTCCATTCCATCTTCATGGTCAGCCAGAGAATCTTCACGGCCAGGCCGATGTCCCCGGCAGCCAGCGCGTCGGCGATGCCCTGATAGGCGGCGAGCGCATCGTCCTTGAGAACGCCGAACTTCTGGCCCAGCCAGCCCAGCGCCTTTGCCCCGGCCCCGGTCGCATATATGAGGTATGCGCCCAGCGCCGCGATAGCGGCGATCACCACGCTGCGCTTGGCCGGCTCGTACCCGAAGAAGATGAACTTCTTCAGCAGGCCCACGTGACTGCTGGGTGGCTGGCCCGGCGGCGAGGGCTTCTTTCGCTTGCGGATGCTCCCGCGGGCGGTGCGTCGCACGAATGCGCCGAACTTCGAGAGCACCCGCCGCGTGCCGGCGTCGACCTTGTCGCGGACCGCCTTCTTGTCGAAGAACAGCTTGGTGATCTTGAAGCCGATCATGACATCGCCCGGTACGTCACCGTCAGGATGCTGGTGAACACTCGCTGCTCGGCCAGGTGCTCGGGCGCGTAGATCGGCTGGTTGGCCGTCCGCACCCACACCGCATACGGCGTCGCCGCCAGCGGCCGTTTCCTCAGGAAGGCGGCGATCTCCTCGACCAGCCCGCACAGCGTCGCGACCTCGGTGTCCAGGTTCTTGCCCAGCTTCTTCTGCACGCCGATGTCAATCTGCACGTCGTGCTGGCAGACTGACCGCGTCGAGCCGCTGACCTCGACGCCCTTGGGCACCACCGTCACACGGAGCTCGGCCAGTTCCGACAGCTCGAACTCCGGCAGTACGCGCCGGGTCGCGCTGATCGCCTGGCTGAAGCTACCGCTGGCGAGTTCGGCGACGACGGCGTCCGCGATGTCGATGGCCAGCGCCATGGGCTACTCCGCTTTCTTCAGTTCGCCGACCAGCCAGTCCACGTCGGACCTGTTCGCCGGGTCGACGGCCGCCAGTGCCGCCGCCAGGCCCGCGCCCTTGGCGGCGTCGCGGCGCAGCGCTCGCGCGACGCCCGCGATGCGCTGGCCCGCCAGGTATGCCCGGCGCTGCGAGACGGTCATGGTCGCGAGGCGTGCCTCGCGGTCTTCGACCGCCTGCTTCTGCTCGGGCGTCAGCGAGTCCAGCCGCTCCTGGCGGCGGGCCTCGACCTCCGCCTGACGCTGCTCGGGCGTCAGCCGCATCCGCTCGACCACCTGCTGTTCGGTGGCGCTAAGTTCCATCTGTCGCCTTGCCTCTGCCATGCGATGTTCTCCTACGCGATCAGGGTCTGACCGTGGCCATAGGCCTGGTCGAAGACAAACAGGGGGTCCCCGGAGTAGTCATTGATTCGGCTCTCGCGCCGCATCATGACGATCTTGCCGCCATCTCCCTCCATCCGGCCCGAGACGTAGATGCTGCGATAGACTCGCACCAGCGCGTCGTAGCCGATGTACAGATAGGAGTCTTCAGCCAAGCCGAAGTAGCCGAAGATGTCCGACCGACTCTGGTAATCGAAGTAGATACTGCCCTCGTAGTAGGCGTCCACGCTGCCATAGACGCCGACGATCAGCTTGCCGTCATAGGACACGGTCAGCGTCGAGTAGTACTCGACCTGGACGTACCCTTCGACCGTCAGCGTTCCGCCGTTTTCGACGTACACCTGGCCGGAGCCGTAGATGTACAGCGAGCTCTGGTTGGCCATGTCGCCGTAGACGTACAGCGTGCCGGAGTCCGTGACGTACACGTAGTTGTCGTTGGTCAGGCTGCCGCCGGACTCGACGTGGAACTCCCCGTAGTAGCGCACGTCGACTTCGCCGCTGTAGTCGATGTCCATGTCCCCGTAGACGTGGCACTGGGCGTAGTCCTCGACGTAGACGTAGCCGTTGATGTAGGCGTACCCGTCGGATTCGACGGTGAAGTTGGAGCCCTGGTAGACGTAGCTGTAGGCGCTGTAGTCCTGGTAGAACGAGCCGTAGACGTACAGGTTGGAGCCGTAGACCAGGTCGAAGTTATTGTAGGCCCCGACATTGATCGCTCCGTAGGCGTCGACCGTGCCGCCGTACATCACGGCGACCGAGCCGTAGTCGTCCAGCCAGCCGCTGCTGCCGATCGCCAGGAAGCCCCGCATGTCGAGGTAGGCCGAGACGTACAGGCCGCCGTCGATGTAGAGCGACGCGCCGCTCTCGACCATCAGGTCGTAGTACACCTCCAGCGTGGCGTACTGCTCGACGGTGATCTCCCGGCCGTAGGCCAGCGTGCGGTTGGTCCAGTCCATCGTGACGCTGTGGCCGGCGGCGATGATCACATCATCGACGGACAGGTCGGGCACGGTCCCGCCGACCCACGTCGAGGACTCGTCCCAATCGCCAGATTGTGCGGACCAGATCAGTGCCATCGCTGCCTCACGCGAAGATGCGGTACACGACGCCGTTGTTGCTGGAGGTCACCTTGACGTACAGCTTGCTGGCGTCACTGATGCGGATCACCAGCCCCTCGTAGTTGCTGGGCATGATCGGGATGTTCTGGTTGGCCGAGTCGCCCACGAAGCACGGGTAGTAGTTCAGCGGGTTGCCGTAGCCGTCCATGCGCGCGCCGACCCAGACGAAGCGGCACGGCGTCGAGACCGCCACGAGCGGCTGCGGGGTCGCCGACGAGGGAACCAGCTTTGTCCCGCCGGCCAGCGTGGTGCAGCCGGCCAGGTCGGCCAGCAGCGCACCGGCTGGGGTGACCTCCACGTCCACCGAGTTGATCCAGCGTTTGGCCATGCCATCAACCTCCGAAGATCAGCTTCCACAGAGCGCCCAGCGCCAGCGTCACGGTCGAGCCGGCGATGATCCACAGCAGCCGCGACCTCGTCGCCTCGGCCGACTCCAGCCGGTCCAGGCGAAGCTGGATGCCCGGCTTGCCGTTGCCGCGAATGGCCTCGTCGAGCTTGTCGAGCTTGGCGTGAAGCTCGGCGAACTCGCCCTTGCACACGCGGTCGTAATGGCTGTCGCAGTCGATCATGCGTCGGCTCCGATGTCCTTGGTGTGAATGCGGTAGGTCTGCCGGTACGGGTCGCTCCAGCGCCAGCAGCCCTCGCCGCCCAGGTTCATGACCTCGTATCTCCGCCCGTCGGCCGCGATCACGTCGCCTGGTTCCGGCTCGAAGCCCAGCGCGTCGGCCAGGACCAGGAAGTCCCAGACGTGCGAGCCGATCGTCAGGCCCGATTCGTCGGCGACCTCGAAGTCGGTCTTCCCGTAGGTCGCATTCACCGTGACGGCGTCGGGCGGCCTGCGGTACTCGACCGGGCTGGAGCAGTGCGCCGTGCGCATCTGCTCCAGCCACTGCGAGCCTTGGCGGAGGAGGTCGCCCACGGCTTACTGCTCCAGGCGGACGCGGACGGTCGCGTCGGCGTCGACCGCCGCCTTGATCGTCTTGCCCAGGTACTTGTTGCCCGTGGCGGTGGTGGTCGCCTGCTTGGCGGTCGCGTTCCAGTAGACCTTCGCGCCTGCGCCGATGGCCGTGCCGGCCCCGGTCGCCTTGGGCACGTCGAACACACCGATCACCGCCAGCGCCCCGAGGGTGTTGGCGGCGATGTCCAGCTTGGCCACGCCCAGAAGGTCGTTCTGGACGACCACGTCGCCGGCGGCCACGTCGGCCCCGGGCGTGTAGTCGATGCTCTTGCCGTCATGAATGAACTGTGCAGCTGCCATGAGTCATTGCTCCTTGGTGTCAGAGGAAGAAGTCACATCCGCCGGGGAAGGGACGAGGCTTATGCCTCGCCCTTCATCTTCAGCGCGCCGCGGTAATCCTGCTCCCGCACGCCGAAGTCGATGTACCCGCGGAACTGGATGCCCAGCGTGTTGAAGTCCGCGTCGGTCTTCTCCACGGTGGGTCGGTCCACGCCGTTGAGGAACGCGATCTCGATGCTCGGCAGCCGGTTGGGATCGGCCAGCAGGTACCACGCCTTGCTCGACGCGCCAGTGAACGACGCGTTGGACAGGTACACGCTGGAGACGACCTCGAACTTGCCGACGTGCGGGTTCGTGTTGGGCTTGGGCTTGTTGGCGGTGGTGGTCTCGTTGAGCTGGACGCTCTTCATGAGCATCTCGGCCGGGACCTTCAGCGCCGTGGGAACCAGCAGGAGGCTGGCGGGGATGCCCAGGGGCCGGCCGTTGGGCTTGACCTGATCGCCGAAGGTGGTCTCGGCGACGGTCAGGCTGTCGACGGCCAGGGCGGTGTCCGCGCCCTCGGCGTAGTTCTTGTGGTCGGCGTGGAAGAACGCCTTGCCGTCGGCCTGCGTCGGGTTGCGGAGCCACAGGCCCCACACGGCGTCGGCGATGGCCTCGGCAGCGCCCATGCCGATCTGGCGCGGGATGTCCGTGAACGCGCCCAGATCATCGTTGATGATCATCTGCCGCGTCAGGGCGAACATGATCCCGTGCGTGTCGGCCCGCTGGCCGTACTTCTGCTCGTCGAGCTTGCCGTGCTTGAGCTCGCCGTCCGCGCCGACCTGCTCGAACTTGAACGAGCCGGTCATGCGGTAACGGCTGTGCTCCTTGAAGTCGTTGACGGACGCGACCTTGGCGATCTTCCGCCATGCGTCCTCGACGTAGTTGTACCCCTCCAGCAGCATCTTGTTGGCGATGTTGCTGAGGATGCCCGGCAGGCTGGTGGTGCTGAAGGCGGCCTGGAGCCAGCCCGACGCGTCGCGCCGGAAGCGCGGCAGCTGCGCCCCGCATGCCAGCTCGCAGAACTCCTGGATGCCCACGCCGCGCAGGCGGTCGGCGGCCTCCAGGACCGGGGCGGCGTACACCGCCTCGATGCGGCTGGTCGGCAGACCCGAGGCCATCAGGGCGACGGCTTCGAACACCTGCGGTGCGGCCGGGCGTTGGGGCGTGGCGACGGCCGGGACCTTCGGGCGGCTGGCCCGAAGGATGTGCAGCTCGGTGCGCGTCTCGTCCCAGCCATCCTCGATGGCCTGGGCCTCGACGTCCGGGTGCTTGCCGGCGCAGAGCTTGCGGATCGCCTCGACGCGGCGCGTCTCAGCGGCCATCCGCCGGCGCATGTCGGTCACCGGGTCGCCGTCGGCGGCCGAGGCGATGACGGTCGCCGGCGTTGCCGGGGCCTGGGCAGGCGCGGCCGGCGGAGTTTTCGGCGTCTCGGGGACGGGCGGCGCGCCATTGGCGGGCGTCTCCGGGGCCGGGGCGTCGGTGCCGGCGGTCTGCGTGGCGGTGTCCTGCGTGACGGCGGTGGTGCTGGTGTCGTTGCCTTCCATGACTTGAGGCTCCTTTGAATTGGCGGCGATGCGTGCCGACGTGGCGGCATCCGCGCCGCTGTCGACGAACGAGATTTCCTTGAGGATGGCCTTGCGGACCACGTGCAGCGGCCCGTCGAAGGTCCTTCCGTTGACCGTGATGCTCTGACCGTTGGGGATGAACTGGGCGTCCACGACGGCAGCGCCGATGCTGGCCTGCCACGGGAAGCCGTTCACGCCGCTCTTGGCCACGTCACGCGCCCAGGAGGTGTCGCGGCTGACCAGGCCTTCGGCGATGACCTGCCCGCCCTCGATCACCACCCGCTGCGTGTGGCCGACGCCCTGGCGCGGGTTGTGGTCCAGGCGAACCGGGATGTCCTGGCGCTCGATGGCCAGGCCCTCGAGGTCAACCACCACCGGGTGCGGGAAGCCGGTGATCCGCATCACGCCGCCGGTGTAGGCGACCATGCGGAAGCGCGGCATCTGCTTCTCGACCTCGGTCGCTGCCTCAACGGTCAGCGGGCAGCGGAAGGTGAGGAACTCAGGCTGCTTGCTCTTGCTCGACATCCGTGTCGATCTCCTCTTCGTCCGTGGTTTGGGTTGGGGCGGTGGACAGTCCGAGCTCGCGCATCAGGGCCTGTTCCTTGGCCCGCTGGCGAAGCTCGACTTCCCAGTCCTTGCCCTGCCGGGCGAATTCAGCGGCGAGCGTGGTGGTGTTGCTGGCCAGGCGCGTCGCCTGGGCCGACGCCTCCTTGGCGGGGTCTACATGCTCTGTGCCATCGAAGAACCACTGGTGAGGCATACTTCGCACAGTGCGAAGTATGGATAGTTCCGACGTGAGCATGGCCTCGTCGATCCAGACAGCCAGAATGCGGTCCAAGACCGCCTCAGCCAGGTGTGCCTGCTCCACGCGGATGGACTTGTAGTAGGTCTGGTGGTCGAGTCGCCCCGAGGCGTAGTTGTAGCCCGACGAGTTGCAGGCGGCGATGTTGTACGGCAGGTTCAAGCAGCGGGCGATCTCGTTGAGAATCTCCCGCTTGAACTCGGCATAGCTGGTCGTCGGCTGCTGCGCCTCGATCTGCCCGAGCCGCCAGCCATCCGGCAGCACCGTGGCCATCCGCTTCTCGAGCTCGACCACGTCCATCGGCTCCAGGGCCTGCGCTTCGCCGTTGGCAGGCGAGTCGGTGAAAAGCACGGCCGCGAAGTCGGCGGCGGTCTCGGCGGCGGCGATCACCGCCAGGGTGTAGCGGCGAAGCTGGGCGAACAGTGGCAGCGCCGGCGTGATCTCCGGGATGCCCCGGTGTTGGCCCGGTCGGTCGGCGCGGAACCAGTGGACCACGGCATCGGCGTCGATCAGGTCCACGGCCGTCAGCCAGTTGGCCAGGTCGCCGGGGTGCTGACGAAGGATGCTGTACGTCTGCGGGTTGCCGTAGGCGTCCAGGATGATGCCGTCGATTCCGGCGTCGAGCTGCGGCAGCGCCCCAAGAGGCGACGCCACGCGGTCGGCCTCTACGAGCTGCACGTCGAGCATCACCGGCGAGTCGATCATCGGGTTGGCCGTCAGCACGGCGAACGATTCGCCGTCGACGCTCTTAGCCATCCGCATGGTGCGGAGCTTGCCGGCCAGGTCCACCGCCTTGGCCCACTGGGCAAAGGCCGCCTCCACGCGTCGGTTCAGGTCGGCAGAGTCGGAGAGAAGCTGGAGCCTCGGTCCCGTGCCGATGCAGTCGTTGGCGAGGGTCAGCACGATTCCCTTGGCGTAGCTGTTGTTGGCGACCTCGTAGCGGGCTCGCTCACGCAGTTTGCGGCGAACGTCGGCAGAGGCGGCGCTGTCGGCCGAGAGGGAGTCGGCCATCGCCCAATGCCGGGCGTTCTCCGCCGTGGTCTGGGCGGCGTCGTAACGCGCCCGCAACACGGCCGGAATGGCCGCCGGGCGGGGCCGCCGGGCCTTCCTGTCTTTGCGGAACGGCCACATCAGACGGTCCCTCCCGGCGAAATCTTCGCGAGCTTGACGCCCAGGCCCTTGGCGCGGCTGGCCTTCTTGGACTCCAGGTACTTGTCGGCGGCGATCTGGTCGGCCAGATCGTGCTGCTCGACGGAGCCCGAATCACCGCTGGCCTTCTTCGGCCCGGCGGCGTTCTGCTGGATCGAGTTGTCGAGGGTGTCGGTCAAGGGCATCACCTGTCGGGCACGCGCCCGTCACAGAGTGATTACCCGCTCGGAGTGAAATCCCGCCGCGCAAGAAAGAACTTCGTCGAGTTCGTGCCAGATGTGGTATCCGATCCTCCGACCGCTTCGGCCCTCGATTGATCCAACCGCCAGTCGTGCAGTGAATCCTGGTGTTGCCATCAAGCGAAGTTACGGGCAGTCAGGCCTTTTCAGCCCCGCATGACACCGTATGCGAGCATGGTCGTAGTCCTGCAACGGAAGCGAGGTGCCCATGAGCGACATCTACACCAAGACGATCCGACGGCTCGAGGAATGCGAGCAGGCGTTGATCACGAGTGGCGTGCTTGACGTGGAGAGCCATCTTCGGATTATCCTCGGCGAGCCCGATCACCGACCTCTTCCGCTGACCGGCGATGAGGTGGACCTTGTCCGGCTGTTCGCAGAGGATAAAGAAGCAGATCGAGAGTGAATTCCGCAATGGGATGCCCACATGCTCAGGTTCAGATAGACTTCTCGCGCGTCGTGATCGGCTTACCGCAGTTACGGCATCGCTTGCGCCGCACGATTCCATCACCGCGAGGGCGAGTGTAGACAGTCAGGAAGTGCCGGCAGCCGCACTGGCGACAGACCAAGCCCTGGCTGCGAGGTGGAAGCGGCGGGGTTGTCGTGGCCTGACTCATCAGCGTCTGCTCCCTTGGAGTTCCGAGAGCCGCAGTCGCGGCCGGGGGCCGGTGGTCCGGACTTCCACGCCAGCCAGGGCTGCGCCCTGTATCGACGCCGCGACGGCGCAGCCCACCAGGCAGTCCAGCCAGTGGTTGTCCGGGCGCGTCGCCCGAAGCTTCCACTCATCCACCGTTCGACCCTGCGCCAGGCTCTTCACCCGGTACTCCGCCGTCAGGTGGTCGGCCAGCAGCCGGTGGGCCTTCTCGTCGCGCCCGCTCAGCGACAGGCATCCCGGATCGCCCATCGCCACGGCCATGCGGGCGTGGATGAAGCTCTTCCAGTAGTTGGTGTCGATCAGCACGTGCCGCACCTGGCGCTTGCCGATCGTGTTCGGGATGCGCCAGTGCAGGCCCACGCGGTCTCCGCGCTTCCGCTTGTACTCGGAGAACGGCACGCTGGAGGCCCCGACGTACTTGCCGTGGCTGGGCAGCAGGATGCCGGCGAAGCTGCTCTGCCGGCAGAACTGGTAGACGACGTCGGTGCTCTGGCCCCAGTTGGCGTCGATCAGGCAGCGGTCGATTCGCATCTCGGCACCGTCCTCCCGGCGATAGACACGCGAGAGCCGCTCGGCACAGAGCTTCTCCAAGGCGGCGAAGACTTGCCCTTCCAAGCCAGCCCCGGGCGCGGACCGGCTGATCGTCGCCCGCAGATCGCGGAGTGTGAAGTACGCCCGTCGCTGGTCGGGCCACGTGCCGTAGTCGACGATGTAGCCGGTGAAGTTCTCCTCCCAGCCGCAGAGCATCCAGAACAGCACCTTCTGCTGGACGTCGATGAACATCGTCAGGTGGTTGCACCCGAGCGGGATCTCCCCGGGGCGATAGCCGTTGAGCTTGCCGGCGATCTGTTCCGCCGTGAGCATCTCCTCGCCGATCTCTTCCACGATCGGCTCGTTCTGGTACTCGGCGAAGAACGCGGCCTCATCCCGATACCGCAGGTTCATCGCGTGCTGGATGGCCGACAGTTCGTCCTCGTTGTACCGCTGCGGCCAGGCGACGATAGCGCCGGCGTCCATCGCCTCCTGGTTGGCACGGTAGAACTCGGTCGCCTCGGAGCCGTCGCCGTCGTTGCGGAGCGAGTCGGCCCGAATTTCGGCGTATTTCGCCCAGAGCTTTTCGCTGGAGGGGAAGGCGTAGACCATCTTCGTCCGCTCGCCTTGCCACTCCGGATGCTTCTCGCGGTCGAGGATGTTGTCGGCCATGTCCGCCGGGCGGATGACGGTACAGGCCATCAGGCCCGCGATCTTCCTGCCCGGCCCGGCCATGCCCAGGACGTCGCCGGCCAGGATCGCCTCGCGCCGCTGCGACTGTGACGGCGACCAGGCCGATTCGGTCGTCTGCGGGTCGTCCACCAGCACCAGCTGCGGACGCACCACCTGCCCATCGGCGCGGGCGTAGTTCTGCCCGCGGATGTCCGACCCCTTCATGCCGCTGCTGGAGATCACCACGCCCGAGGCCTTGGAGCCGGCGATGGTCGGCAGGACGATCCGGTCGGAGGCCCAGTCGATCCGCGTGGGCTCGCCCTTGTACTTCTGGCCCTTCTGGCGGTTGGTGATCCGCTCGAGGCACTGGATCGGGTAGGTCACCTCGGGGAAGTCATCCGCCAGGAGCGGATTGGTCTCCAGCCAGATCTTGATGTTCTCCAGCAGATCGCGGGCGCGTTCGGCGCTGGCGGCGATCAGGCAGACGAACGGCGAGGCCCCGATCAATGCCGACCACAGCACCGCCGTCTGGCAGAGCACGGTCTTGCCGCTACCGCGCGGCATTGCCATCGCGAAGAGCCCGCCCGTGCGGACGGCCTTCTCGATCTTGTCGATCACCCGCAGGTGATCGGGCGACCACGGGAAGTAGAAGACCTCCGGGAAGTACGTCTCGCAGAAGAACCGGAACGACGATTCCGCCTGGGCCTTGCGCTGCGGGTCGGCCACGGCGGGAATCTCGCCGATGTCCTGCGCAGCGCGGACGGCCTCGGCGTTGCGCTCGGCCTGGCGGGCCTTCTGCTCTTCATAGCTGAGCGCTTCGGCGCGGGGCTTGAAGTACTCCAGCGTCAGCCAGGCGGCGTAGCGGAACAGGTCCACCGTCCGCGCGTCGCCGATGGTGTAGCCCGCCTCGTTGCGGTGCCGGCGGAGTTGGAACTCCGTCAGCACGCTGCCGCGCCCGACGGCGTTCACCAGCCGCAGCAGGTCGGCCGGGCGGAGTTTGCGGGGGTCAATCTGCGTGGCCATTGGTCACCTCGGCGGCCAGGAAGGCCACGTAGTCGATCAGGCTGAAGGTCCCGTCCGGGCGGGCCAGGTCGCCCGCCTCGACCACCTCGCGGACCTGCTCTTCCGTGACGCGCCGCCCGTAGGCCGTGGCCAGAATCCTGGCCGCCTGGGCGGCCGTCAGGGCCGTGATTTTCAATGTTTCGGCGGACATATCTCTAGCCCCCGTGCATGCTTACGAAAAGCTGTAAGTTCTTTCGCCACAAGCGGTTAATTGCCTTGATGCCCGGCGGGGTCGAGGTAACATGCCAGTGTCGAATGAAGAACTTAAACGCCTTTCGGACAAGGAGATAGCATGTACGACCCCAAGAGAATCGACCCGCAGAACAACATGCGAAGCCACCCGCTGTGGAACCGCAACGACTGGGTTTACCTCCGCGACAAGGGCTACACCCGCGAGCAGATTCGGGCCATCTGGGACCGCGACCTGGCCCTGGGCAAGCCCGCCCAGAAGCACCTCACCGGCAGCCGCCACGCCTGAGCAACGAGGAGACTCACCATGACGCGACGCGAACACAACAAGACGCAGCAGGCCCTGGCGGGGATCGCCGCCGAGCACCTGGGCATCGAGACGCTGGAGACCCGCAACAGCGACAGCCTGGACTTCCACGAGGTGTCGGTCTGGTCGCTGCAGGCCGCCCTCGAGGCTGCCTTCCAGGCGGGCCGGCAGGCGGGACCCGCGACCATCCAGATTGGCAAGGACATCAAGACCCACGCGGGGCAGGAGGCCCGGATCACCAGGGCCTTCCGCGACGGAAAGCGGACCCTCTACGCACTCAAGACCTGCGGAGGAACGCTCGCGACGGCCTGGGACGAGGTCGCCGGCCTGGAGGCCTACGCCGCCGAGAAGATGCTGGTCCTCAAGAACGAAGGGAACTGAACCATGCGTATCACGCGAATCGACTTCGAAGGCAGGAGAGGCCACTACGCCACGGCGCAGCGCCGCGTCGGGGCGGGCAACGCGCCCAACGTGGTGGTGGTCACCATCCTCACGCCCGACCAGCCCAACGGCCGCGAGCACCATGTCCTGGCCGACTGCGAGGACGACCTCCGCTCGATGGCCGAGTGCATGCAGCAGCACCTCGACGGCTGCCGGGGCACCAACAGCGACGTGTATGGCTACTACGCCGAGCTGCTTCGGCTCAGCGACATCTAACAACAAGGAGCACTCGCCATGGCAACGCAGAACAACAACACGCAGCGAATGATGGACGCCTTCAAGCGGGCACGGGCCGACATCGCCAGCCTGGCCGACTGGATCGAGTGCGAGCTGGAGAAGCACGACGACCAGAAAGTCACCTGGGCGACGGTCGGTTCGCTGGAGCACGTCCGCGAGCAGTTGATCGAGACGCTGGTGTTCTTCTCCGGCGTCAACGAGTCCGAGATCAAGCGCAGCCTCGACGAGCTGCACATGTAAACCCCTTTTTGAAGGAGCACCGCGATGAAGAAGAACGATGTGGAAGCAGGCAAGGTGTACCGGGTCAA